TCGCCTGTAGGGTCGGCCATCCGAGCGCCGCATAGTTCAGCGGCGACTGCGGATCGACCGTGCCGCTGTTCGCCGCGGCCACGATCGTGTCGAGGAAGTAGCCGTCTGCTTTGCCCTGAGAGAAGGATTTCCACAGGTCTGCGAGATCGCTCGCGGCGTCTCCCTGCGCAATGTCCCACCAGATCGGAGAGTCGTCGTTGAACGGCCAGCCTCCACCGTCCTGCCGATACATGCGCTTGTCCGGGGCGGTCGTGAAGAAGTTCCAAATCGCCGTCCACGGCGAGCCCGGGGCGACGTTCAAGTCGCGCTGTGTCACCTGATCGTAGAACAGCAGCCGCGCAGTCGGGTTCGCGAGTCGCAGCTTGGCGATGATGGCGTAGTTCTGTTCGAGCCCGATGGTCAAGAACGGCTGGGTGTTTATGGTTATCGTCTGCCAGCGCGCGAGCTTGTTGATCATCGTCTCGTCCCACGAGGGCTCACCGCCCGGCAGCGTCTGCGTGGTCAGGAGCGGCATGCCGAAGCCGTTCGTGCCGTAATACATCCAGATCCGCGGGAAGTCGTCGGGATCCACTGTCACCGGCGGTGTCGTCGTCGGCGGCGGCAGCTTGGGGAACTTGCGCCATTGCTTGAACCGCATGATCAGTCCTCCCAGCACCTCGGTCACGAACGGCGAATGCGGGCGCGTCACCGATCATCCCCCGCGCGCAGCGTGTCGGATGCGTCAGGCGGTGCCACCGCCGGATCCGTGATTCGGGTGCAGCTTTGCGCGAGCAGACAGAGCCCGCACACCACCAGCAGCACGATCAGCACCTTGTTCATTGGGTCCCCTCCGGTTGGTTGGGCCGGCGCCTCGCGACGCCGGCCCTTCGGATCAGCAGAACTCCACCTCGCCCACGTTGTACCACTCCAAGATGGGCCGACCCGTCGCGTCTTTCGCCTCTACCTGCACGCGCGTCGTGCCATCCATGTACGCCGCGGCTCCGGTGCAAATCCCCTCGAACCCCGTGGTGAGATGCCGAACGGTGTGACCGAACGGAAACTCCATGCTGATCACCTCCCTCCTGCTTCGACGTCCGTTGACCCACATATCGTCACATGCGCGCGCCAGCGCGTGCATTAGGTTGTCGCGCATCAGTCCTTCGATCATGTGAACAGATCTCCGCTTGCCTTCCTCTCGTGCCTCGTCGTTGCCGCCGTGCCCATGCGGTGTTCGTGGTCGTAGCGGTTGTGGCAGCCCTGACACATTGCGGCGAGGTTGTCCATGTCGTTGTGCGTGGGATCGCGGTCGCGGTGCGCCACCGTGAGCAACACTGATCCCCTGAAGCTGTCGGCTGGTGTGTAGTTCACCTCGAAGCACCTGCCGTGCTCGCACTCGCACTCGTCCATGAAGCAGACGCAGAACGCATCGTGCGTGCGACCACACTCGCCTCGGCACTCACACCTGTTCCGGGCTCTGATCAGCACCCGTTCCCGGATCTGTTTCCAATCCCTCGGGTACTTCTTTCGATTCTCCGGCTTGATTGGCATGAAGGCTCCAAGTTCTGCGCCTGCGCGCCTCGGCGTTGCGCTGCGCCCGGATCGCCTTGACCGCGATCCGGGGCGGAACGCACCGCTTGACGACGCGAAGCACCTGCGCCGCCTCGCACGTCACGCCATCGTCGGCGAACATGGAGCCGGTGATCTCCACCTCGTACACATCGGCGCGGTGCAGCGATGCGCGAAGCTCTGCCGCGCGCCAATCGCGTTCCACCAGCACGCGCCCGTCCTTCGCCGGCACAGCATCGCCGGCCACGAGCCCGACACCTGCGCAGTAGAACCTCACTCGATCGCCTCCATGCGCTTCAAGATCTCGTCGCATGCGTCGTTCCACCCCTTGCTCTCGTAGCGGTGATTCGTGGCGTGCGGTGCCAGCGCCCGCACCTCATCGATCATCTTCAGCAGCCGATCGCGGTAGGCGCGCAGCGCCGGCCGCGTGCGGATCCCCGATGGCAGCTTCAGAGGGATCTGCCCGTCATCGCATGCGATCCAAACGATGTTCGCCACGCCGGCAAGACTGAGCGTGGTCCGACCGCTGTCACGCACGAGCCCTTCGCTTTCAAGCTGCTTCCTGCGCGTGCTCGCCTGCCGGGCGCCGATGCCGAGCCAGCCAGAGATCTCGGCATCGGTGAGCCCGTTCGGGAACCTGCGCAGCAGCGCCAGCACGCGATCCCTCTGGCTGTCTGTCTTGCCGGTCGCGTCCATGATGTGCGCGGCTGCGCGGCTCGTCGTCCTGTTCGAGAACGGTGTGCCCATGATTCCCTCCGTGGCAAGAAACGCGCGCCGGGCGCCTGCCGATGCACCGCCCGCTCGCGATCCGGAGTAGCGAGAACGGATACGGCCAATAGACGGCCCTTCCCGGCGCGCATTATCACTTCGCCTTCGCCCGCGGCTTTTCCTTGTGCGTGTCGCAGTAGAAGCTGCCGACTGCGCTCTCCTTCGTGCAGCCGATCGCGGCACAGATCGGCCGCGCATCGGTTGGTGGCGCGGAGGCTGTTTCAGAGACCGGACTTCCGCCCGGCTGCGCCTCGACCTTGGCCTCCGCGCTCACCACGATGGGCTCGGTGATGACCGTCACGTTCATCCCCTGCCCAGCCGTCACGGTTGTCGGCGCCGGCTGCTTTTCCATGACCGCCTTGAGCCCCGCGACTCCTGACGGCTTTTCCGCAGCCGGCGCCTCTGCCTTCTCGCCCGGGAATGCTTCGTCCACGCCGATCTCGCCGTCGCGGATTGCAGCCGCGAGCCCGCGCAGCGTGACGAGGTGGTCCTGCGTCATGTCCTCGATCCCGGCGACTCCCAGCCGCGCGAAGATGCGATCGGGCGGGACGCCCATCTTGCCGAGGTGATCCAGCGCGGCAGCGCGCCGCCTCACGAACGTCTCGGCGCTGCCGGCCACGACCGCGCGCGCCTTCTCGTAGGCGGCATTCCACAGCGCCTTCGGGATCCCTGCGAACGTCGCGTTGCGCTGTGCGATCGCGCATGCCGCGTTCGCCGTCACCGCGATCATGTCGGCCGAGTAGCGGAATCCCTTCGAGGTGGTGATGCGGCGGCGCACCTCGCGGGTGATCGCCACGTTCCCTTCGAGATCGTGGAAGAAGCCCTGCGCCGTCACGAACTCCGCGCCCTCATCGACCACGCGCGCGCCGGCCCGGCAGTTCTTCCACGCCATCAGGACAAGCTCACCGAACCGGGCGCTCGGCCCCTCGATCATCTTGTTCTCGCCGTGCTCCTTGCGCGGCAGAGCGTAGATGCAGTCGTCGGCCACCGCTTCGTTGAGCGTTGCCAGCCGCTCGATCTCCTTCAGGAACGCGGCCACGCTGCGCGGATACGCCTTCGCGGTAGAGATCTGCTGATCGATCTCAGCCTTCACCAGCGATGCAGTCACATGCTCTGTCGGCAGGTTCATCACCTCTGTCATCGGTCTATCCCCCGTTTGTACGCTTGAACAGGAACCGGCGCGATCCCGGCGACTCCACGACCGCCTGCGCGCGCGCCGCAATGAGCGTTCGCTGTGCTTCTGCTGGTCCGATCACCTCCCCCAATCGTTCCGCGATCATGGTCGCGGCTTTCTCCCAATCCGTTGTCTTGCGTGGCGCCGGCAGCTTCCACGTCGCCTTCCAGCCGTCGCCAGCGATCCCCGTCGCGTTGCCGATCCGGTCCTTGAACACGTTCGTGACCAGTTCGGTCTGCTGCTCCAGCCGCTTCAGCGTGTCCGTCGCGTTCAAGTAGGTGATGGCCGCAATCTCGTCGCTCGTCGTGGCTTCGAGCATCGTGGCCTCGGCGTTGTTCGGGTAGAGGATTTCCAGCGCGTCGCCGCTGCGCTCGTCCACCGGCGGCTTCACGTCCCCGACCACGTAGAGGTTCCACCAGCGCACGAGGCGTTCGATCATGCTGCGCTCGAACTCAAGGTCGCGCGCGACGGTGTAGATCTTCGTCTCGTTGCCGCCGAACAGGCCGATCACGTCCCACAGCGGATAGCCGGTCACGGCCATGTATTGACACACCTGCACGAGATAGCCTTGCGGCACCTGATCGGTTCCCTCGGCGCCCCACTCATGAGCGGTGTGCGGCCCCACGTTCTTCACCTCGACGC